AAAAATTGAAATAAAATTAACATATATTATATATTAATATATTAGAAATGAATATGTTTGTTAAAAGTAATGAAGATATTATTAATAATATATACACTATGTTAGATTATTCTAGCATGATAAATTTAATAAATAGTCATCCATCTATAGCCCATAATATACATTTTAACATGTTAAAAACAATAGAAATAGATAAAACAATAAATACTTCAAATGAATATACAATATGTAAATTTATAAAAGATAATCCGCATAAAAAAAATCAATTAAATATATATTTACATAAATGTCGTATTAAATTTTTATTTGATAAATATTTTATAACTACAATAAATATAAATGATAATAATGATATAATATTACAAAGGCAAATATTAGCAGAACCTAAAATATATAGTAAATATACATTAAATGAAATATTATTAAGAACTATACCAAATAATAATTATGAAAATAGAATTGATGATATAAATATATTAAGAGCTTATGGTTCAGATATTACAGAGATTCCGTGGTATATTTTCACAAATAATAATTTAACTAATATTATAATACCAAACTTTATAACTTATTTTGGTATGCACTCATTTAATAATAATAATTTAACTAATATAATAATACCAAATTCTGTATCTGCTATTGGACTGGGATCATTTATGAATAATAATTTAACCAATATAATAATACCAGATTCTGTTTCTACTATATATCATCATGCTTTTCGTAATAATAAATTAACTAATATAATAATACCAAAGTCTGTTCTTATTATCGCAGCATATGCTTTTTATGATAACCCAGAATTAAAAACTGTGACAATACCTAGTATATTTAAGAATGACCTAAGTGACTTTTTTAATAACGAACATCATGTTGAATTTATTTATATTTAAGAATTGATAAATTTATTTTAGTTTCCTTTAAATAATAGTTTTACTTTATCCACACACTTTAACAATTTTTATGAAATCTGTTGTATTTATACTAAATTAATTACTTTATTTATTGTTTTCCAATTATTTGAATTATCTATTTTAGTTGATTCTATATATAATCCAAATTTATTATTAACTTCATTAATAAAAGTATCAAAAAATGTTTGAATATCATATGATTTTATTTTTCTTTGTAATTGAACTTTTTTTCCATCATTAATTTTTAAAAATTGCAAATTATCAACATTATTTATTCTACAAATTGAAAAATATTTTGGTAATTTTGGTTTTTGAATATCTAATACATTTTGAATATCCAAACCATTAGAAGATTTATTTAAAAATACAAATAAATGTGGATTAATAATTATATTATCATCAATTATAACATCATTATTAATTTTTTCAATTAATCTATTTAATTCTGTTTGAATATCACAAGAATTTATTTTTATTTTTGCAGAATATTTACCATGTTCTTTTGAACATCTTTGAAATTGAATATATTGAGTATTTTTTTCAATATATATAGAAAAATTTCTAGGTAATATTAATTTATCAATAGGTATATTTGATATTATATTAGGTTTTATATTGTAGACTTTTTTCTTCTTTATTTTTATATCGGGTATTATAGTTTCTTCTATAATGTCATATTTATCAGATATTATCTCTGTTTCTATTCTTTTAACTGATTGTCCATTTAATCTGTTTGTATTTGTTAAATGATTAAATCTATTTATTGCCCATCTATTAAACCATTCATCAAATATATCATTACCATTTTTATTCTCTGATATATTTAAATCATTAATTTTTCCACATAAAAAATCTTTAGCTTGATGATGACAATACCCAAAATATATACCTTTTGGTGTATCTGACATGTAATCATCTCTACTAAGTCCTAAATCATATAAAGTTTTACCAATAATAAAAAATTTCCTTGAATAATTAATACCTTTTGATAATAAATATTTTTTACATTCATTTACAATATTTTCTGGTATTTTATAAGTTGAATTACCTTTAGTAAATCCAACAAATTCTAATTCTTTTAATCTATCATATTGAATAGATTTTCCATATAAACTTGTTGTTGTTATTCCTAATAGTTGATTATTATATTTACTTTCAAAATGAGAAATAACTTCATTAGAAAAAGCTAATTTTGTTAATAATTTACCTCCATTAAAATTAAAACCAAATGGTTGTAGAGGAACACACGTTGATAGATTCATTATATAATTTAATTTTTTATTTCCAACTTTTTGTTCGTTAGTCCATCCTATATATTTATCTCTATCACTAAAATGCATAATATCTGAATTTAAGCTCATAATACCTAAATATTTACTTGAAATTTTATCTTTTACTAATATATATATTTGCCTACCAACTAATTTAGAATTTTTTTGTTTAGGTAATGAAGAAACATTATTTCTATAATAACTCCAAATATCTTTAAGTTCGTCATTATTTACAAATATTAATTCAATCTGAATATTTTTTAAATCTGTTAAATTTCCATTCCACATTAAAGAATTATAATATTCTGGTTTATGATTATAATTAAAAATAGTATTATCTGTTATTTTAACAAATTCAATACTTTTAAATAATTTAATTAATTTTTGTTCGTAATTTTCTATAATTTCTGGTTGATAATAAATATTATTTTTTTTACATGTAATAGCTAAACATTTTTCAAAAAAACTATTTTGTGAAAAAGTAAATTTATGTACATTACATGTATAACAACAAGGAACACAATTTTCTTTTATATATGGTTTATTAGAATCTATTCTATCAATACCTTTACAACCATCAACAAAACAACCACAATAAATACAATTACTTTCAGTTAATTGTGAAAATAATTCTTCATCTAATTTAAAATCAATCTCTCTTTTTTTAGCATTAAATATATAAAGATTATAAGAACAATGATTTGAATTAACAAAAATTTCAGGATATAAATTTCCAGTATATAACTTATTATATGTTGAAATATGTTCACAAATTTTATAGAAATAATCTATTGTTTTATTATTTTTCATAAAATTACATTGACGACAACATGGAACACAATTCTCTTCAAAGTAGCCTAATAAATTATTTTTTCTATCGATTCCATTTATTTGGTTAAATATATTACAATAAAAACATGGTGTTTTAAACATTTCTGTTGCACGTTCATTAGTAAGTTGCCATACTAAATTACGTTTTCTTGCACCTCTTTGATATTCATATATTCTACCTAAAAAACGGTCTCGTATTCTTTTTTTTTTAGGTGCTGTTTTCTTTTTATAACATTCAGAACAAATATCAACTACTAATTTAGATTCTTCCTTACAACAATATTTACACATTTTTACAATATCATTATTAGAATTAAAATCTTTTACTAATATTTCTTTATTGGTTCGTAACTCTTTGTCTTTAACTCGTTCGTATTTTCTACATTTTAAACATCTTGAAAATTCATCATAAATTTCTTCCCAACAACCACGAATCCAATTATTACACATCTTTTTACCAGAATCAGATAGTTGTTTCCATTTTTTATAACTTTGATGTAATTTACAATATTCGTCACCAACTAATGGTTTATATTTACATACTGTACCATTATTATTCATTCCTTTACATAATACTTTATTCTTTTTTTCAACATCTATTTTTTTACAATATCTACAATAATAATTTTTATTTTCATCTAAAATCATAAGATCCACTTTATGAATATCACACCAAGCTAAACTGTCTGGATTAACTTTACCTTCATAATACATGTGGGTTTTACAAAAATTTTTTTTAGATATTGGAGAATTATTACATTGTTTATCATTTTTCCATGCATATTTACAAATCATCTTTTAATAATAATAATAATACTATAATTATTATTATTAAAAGATTTTTTTACAATTTTTTTAATATTATTTAACATAATATTAAAAAATGAATAGACTTAATAAAATATAATTTTACATATTTATTAATAATATAAATTTATCATAAAAAATAACAAAAAATGAATAAGCTTAATTACTGTATGCAGTTCCTGCCATACCTGACATCACCCTGAGGACATTATAGTTAACAGTGTAAATATTCAAGTTATCGTCACCAGATCCAGTCACAGTGTTAGCAGCTAAACCAACGTTAAGGGTTGCATTATCAATACGAGAGAAATTGCATGTACCGCTTGGTTGATGATCCTCTGGTTTAAGTGCAAAGCTGTAAACATTGACACCGTCAGCTGGAGTGTTGCTAAAATGTTGGAATGGTTGAACATAGTTAAAGTAGTTTCCATCTCTTTGTTGGAATCTATCATGACCATTCAATTGCAACTTAGCAGTTGATACTGGATTAGCAGTGCAATCAACCCATCTACCGTAGTTGAAATGATCAACAACAGATACACCATTGGATGCCAAGAAAGCATTACCAGCAGTACTACAATCTAAGCCAGAAACAGGAACAGTCATGTCTTCGGCAGTAAGATTGTTAGACAAAATAACAACGTTACCTAATTTAGCTGGAGCATTTCCAGAACCATCCGCAAATACTAGCTGTGCATCTATCTTTTTAAGAAGTGTTTTAACAGGATCTTTTAGTGTAGAAGCATCACTAGGGACAACAACTTCACCATTATTGCTAACAGTACCACCAACTGTTGAATCAGATGGAACAAATACATTGCCTGAAGAATCACTACTAGTTAATCCATTTCTTGATGCCAACCAAAGTAGCTTGGCGAATCTTTCACGTGATGCCATCCAATCACCATCATCGGCATATGCAACCCATTGAGTAACACTGCCATGAACTTCCAAATGAGGAGCCCATACCAAATACTTGCTAGGATGGTTAAAGTTAAGTCTGTACTTGTTGTTAGTATTGGTAGTCAAAGACTCAGAACCAGTAAATTGTAATTGTTCAATAAGATATTCATGACTTGCTTGTGCAAATCTCTTTCTCTCCTCAGAGTCCAAAAAGACATAGTCAATCAACAAGTAAGAATCAGACATCTTAACAGGAACTTGTGCATTAGCACCCTTGTGGTTAACACAGTCTGATGCAACACGATACTTAATAGTTACACGAACATCATGATATTGAAGGGCAATCAAAGGTAAAGCCAAACCATTATGTCTGTTAAACCAATAAGCAAGTGGAACATATAATGTTGATGCTGCACGAGCTTTTGAACTCATTACACGATGTTCATCATCATCGCCAATCATGGCAGCATGACCACGTTCTTGTCCAACTTTATGCGAAAGTTCATACCAGATGTTCAACCAATCACCATATTGTTCATCAATCTTAGAACCTCCAATTTCAACCTTGGTTTCTTCAATAAGAGCATATCCTAAACGTCTAACATATCCCCATTCAACTGAAACTGCATCAGTTGCTGCTAATTGTACGACAGCGTACATGTTGGTGATCAAATCACCGTTTCTGTTCAAGTTGCAAGTGACAGTTCGACCAAAGTCAGCTGCACCATTGAAAACTTGTTGAATTGGTTCTACAGAGAAGTTTGTATGTCTTCTGTAGACGACTTTGAAAAAAGTAATTTGAGGATTGCCTGTTAAATAGACATCTTGCGCGCCGTAAGCGACGAGTTGCATTAAACCTCCACCCATAGATATATACTCTACATAAGAAAAAATTTTTAAATATTTAAATTAAATTAAATATTTTTAATGAGTTTAACTTTATAACCTTTAAAAAATTAATATTTTTATATATTTTTATATATTTTTAAATATT